TAGGTTTGTTAATTATCTGTTGTCGTTTGGTAACTTTAAATAATCTTTGCTTGTAAATTTGATTCGTTCTCATTTCATTTTTATTTTCGTGGTCACTTTTGGTGACGAGTTTTCATCTTGTAGTTCGTGTTTTTATCAAGCAGGAGGGAGTTCATTTTGGACCGTGTTCTGAAACGATCCAATAGACACTGACGTCTTCATTGTAGTCAAATAACACATTTCGTATCGATTGCATTCATACGCAATGCTAATATTTTGAGTTCCATTGACATTAATAACGTCCTCCAAAGCAAACAACGCACATTTGCCGGCAGTCTTAAATGATTTGCTTCCAGCTACTGCATTATCATCTGGAGACCAACGCAATCGATCAAAAAACTTATGACACTGCATACGAGTACTCCATATCAAGGTGTCAGTTTTGATCTGCCCAGGCTGCAACACGGCTTTACCGTCACGGCTTAAATTGGCAAAGATCTTTGGAGGAGGAGGTTCTTTAAAAATAGGATTAGTTCCACCACTATCCAATGAAGCTGCCCGGATTGTAATCACTCCGGTTTTATCGTTTACGCCAGTTATCAACCCATTTGGATTATTTATACCCTTTAGCAAAGGAGCACCACTATTAAATTGATATGATCTTCCGATTATAGGATTATTGCTGATATCGTTTTCATCAGTTCCCCCAGTTGCTGATAAAGTTCTATTCTGAATTTTCAAATCAGATTTAATGAACAAATTAATGTTCTCTTCGAAGAAATTAATTTCGCAACTATATATCCATAAATTTGCAGGTGTTCTATCATTTCTATATAACTTTATGGCTCTGGGTAATTGTACGGATCCACTACTTCCAAGAGTGGACCCAAACATACAATAGTTTCTCCAAAAGTCAACCAAGCCTGCCCAATTTGGAGCAACACCATTGGCAACATCGCCAACGATCGAATAAATACTTTCGCTTGCAGCCAAAGTATATTCCGATGTAGCGCCCGTATTACCAGTTCGAATTACATCGACTTCAAGCACTAGCTTATATGCATCAGATGAAAAAGTGTGATAGCCATCAATCCTTTCGTCAATCCTTTCAACTTTTACTCCAGCTCTTGCAAACAGTTTTCTCAACGCAGCATGCAAAAAGGCCGTCAATATACGATTGCCACTGCTTGTACTGTGTCCAACATAGACACAGTCAGGATCAGACACAACTCCGGTAATCTCCATTGTGTTCTTAAATCCATTGCGCAAAAATCTATCATCTTTGCGCTTTCCAGTGCGACGTCTTTTAAATTTACCTGCAAGTCGTCCAGTAGTAAAATACTTGTCCGACCGCCTTTTTACTGGTTGCGTTTGTGTACCTTTACTTCGTTTAAACGTTCTGTCATACATTCTTTTGACCATTTCACCTGCGCGAAAAGCTCTTCCAACGTACGGCAAATTTCTTGCTATCGTACGTCCTACGGCTTTTGCGACAGTTCCGTAAGGTAAACCACGCGCTATACTTCTATGTCTTGCTGCAAGACTATTATTACCGCGATAGCGCGACACTGTTCCAAGCTCTCGTATAGTAACCATCTTTTTATATTTTTTTTTAGCTCCCACTTGCGTATTTTTATACTGGGAGTGGGAGCGGAATACTGTAATATTATAACCGTATTCCGCTAAATCCCACTAAAAAAAAATTCCCTATATGCTCCGCATGGCTTACTGCGTAAGGCAACCAAACCTGCTTAAACCCTAAACTAAACCCTAACCTATGTGCTGCGCACGCTTCCCTATATGCTCCGCATGGTAATTATTTATTTAGTTTATCTTCTTAGAAAGTGGTTCACGGTACTTGTTCAAATGTCCATGATTACACTGGATCAATTGTATTCTTCGTGCTATCGCCTCATGTTCCAACTCCAACGGCGCATCGTTGCAAGTAAATATCTTCATCACACGAGCTGGTATATTCGCTACAGTGTGTCGACAATGAATTGCTCTTGGGTTATCATAATCGCATATCGCTATTTGGTTAGTTATCGGAGTGTGTTTAAACCCCACATCATCAAACACAATTCCCTGATGATAACCTGGCCGAAAAGACTTCAACTGATCAATGTGCGAGACAAACAAAGCTGGCTTTCTTATCAGTCTTTTGGCTATAACCGTCTTTCCTATGCCACTGGCTCCAACAAGAACAACAGCCTTCTCCTGTATTAGACCTTCCCTCAACTTTTCCTGCATCATCAATAGAAAGGCCGGATCCAAATAACGAGGATTAAAATTATCACCATCCAAGATGGTCGTCGTATCCGTACGTGCATATGCTTGCCATATGTCTCTACCGTACATGACTCTGTTTTCGCTACACCAGCACAGGAAGTCTCCAATAGTCATCTCGGTAGCGGCCTTTTTGATGTCTGCTGCGGGAACAGCTTCTTTTTTGTCGGGCCCAGAATTAGCTTCCACGTAGCATCCTTCCTCCAGAAAATCTCCCTCTTTCTGTACGTATCTGAGCGAAGCTTTGGGAGAACGGCACCCTTGTACGTTCGGATGGTAATTTCCGTAGTCAAAATATTTCTCATTCCGTGTTCGCAGGGGCTTATCGAACTGCACAAAGGCATGACGGTGTGGGTCTCCATTCTCATGTTTTTCGGCACCGACGCAGGCGTAAACCACATTGGGCAATCCGTATAAGTGGGCCAAGAGGTCAAAAATGGGCACGGGGCACTGAGGGAAGGTGAGTAGCACTGATCTGGTATTGAGTTGGAATTTGCCTGGCATTGCATTAGTTTAAATTGCTCGAACGCGGCAGAGAGTGGTTAATTGAGTGTTGTCCGTTGGTAAATATAAATAATCTTTGCTTGTAAATTCGATTGTTCTCATTTCATTTTTATTTTCGTGGTCACTTTTGGTGACGAGTTTTCATCATGTAGTTCGTGTTTTTATCAAGCAGGAGGGAGTTCATTTTGGACCGCATTCTGAAAGGATCCAATAGACACTGACGTCTTCATTGTAGTCAAATAACACATTTCGTATCGATTGCATTCATACGCAATGCTAATATTTTGGCTTCCATTGACATTAATAACGTCCTCCAGAGCGAACATCGCACATTTACCAGCAGTCTTAAACGATCTGCTTCCAGCTAAACTCATTTCATCTGGAGCCCATCGCAATCGATCAAAAAACTTGTGACACTGCATACGAGTACTATAAATCAAAGTGTCGGTTTTGATCTGTCCAGGCTGCAACACGGCTTTGCCGTCACGGCTTAAATTGGCGAAGATCTTTGGAGGAGGAGGTTCTTTAAAAATAGGATTAGTTCCACCACTATCCAATGAAGCTGCCCGGATTGTAATCACTCCGGTCTTATCGTTTACGCCAGTTATCAACCCATTTGGATTATTTATCCCCTTTAGCAAAGGAGCACCACTATTAAATTGATATGATCTTCCGATTAAAGGATTATTGCTAATATCGTTTTCATCAGTTCCCCCAGTGGCTGATAAAGTTCTATTCTGAATTTTCAAATCAGATTTAATGAACAAATTAATGTTCTCTTCGAAAAAATTAATTTCGCAACTATATATCCATAAATTTGCTGGTGTTCTGTCATTTCTATATAACTTTATGGCTCTGGGCAATTGGACTGATCCATTACTTCCAGCAGTGGATCCAAACATACAATAGTTTTTCCAAAAATCAACTAGTCCAGTCCAATTTGGAGTAACACCATTGGCTATATCACCAACAATCGAATAAATACTTTCGCTTGCAGCCAAAGTATATTCCGATGTTGTTCCCGTATTACCAGTGCGAATTACATCGACTTCAAGCACTAGCTTATATGCATCTGATGCAAACGTGTGATAGCCATCAATCCTCTCGTCAATCCTTTCAACTTTTACTCCAGCTCTTGCAAACAGTTTTCTCAACGCAGCATGCAGAAAGGCCGTCAATATACGACCACCACTGCTAGTACTGTGTCCAACATAGACACAGTCAGGATCAGACACAACTCCGGTAATCTCCATTGTGTTCTTAAATCCATTGCGCAAAAATCTATCATCTTTGCGCTTTCCAGTGCGACGTCTTTTAAATTTACCTGCAAGTCGTCCAGTAGTAAAATACTTGTCCGACCGCCTTTTTACTGGTTGCGTTTGTGTACCTTTACTTCGTTTAAACGTTCTGTCATACATTCTTTTGACCATTTCA